TCGGAAGCTCTTCAATGGCGAACTCTTTCACCCATTGTTGAGAGATCACTTGGTTCCCGTCTGGACCCTTGCGGGTTCTGATGTTCAGGAACTTACGGCGCTTCAGCACATCCAGCAGAATCTTGGGGACATGATAACCGTTGTCGGTGACTTCCCCAAAAGGAATATATTTACGAACAGTGCCCAGATACTTGTTACTGACAGTTACAAATTCACCCGGAATCTCTTTCTTAGCTGGATTAAGATTCGAGATTCTCACCCGAGCCAAGTACATAGATTCCTTGTACATACGGTCCCTTAGAACACCTTGGTCCGTGACCATGTTCAGGGGCAGCGAGTACTGGTCATCCTCAGGAGTTTCGTCCTTGGTATCAGTATTCTTTTCTTCTTTTTGTTCCTTGGTTCCCTCAAGCTTTTCTTTGATCTTAGCTTTGAGGGCATCAACCCCAATATTGTTGCTGAAACCAATACCCATTTGGGTAGCACGGTCCTTCAGAGACTGAAGTTCGTTGGTTTCCAGTTTGGTAGGTTCAGGAATAACCAGAGTCGATTTATTATCTTCAGACATTGTTCTAATATCCTTTTCAGGTTGTATTAATTAATAAAAAGGGAGGGAAAGATTTCCCTCCCCTTATTATTTATCCCATATACATTACATGGGTGCAATGGTTTTAATCACTGCGATGCGCTCAGGACGATAAATCATCGTACCGTACCACCACTTGATCGAGGTGAACCCCGATTCGCCATAGGGGTCCGACCTATCCGCAGTCTCCTTGCCCGGCATCTTGGTCGTGATGTCGAACTTGAAGCTCTTGCCGTTGGTCTGGAAACCAATCGTAGTGAACGACTGATCGCCCACAACCAACATCGGGTAGATGTCATAGTTACCAGACGTGGCACGGTACCCGAGAGTGTTAGCCACCACGGCAGCGCCTTCACCTGCCCAATGCAGCATATCGGGGACAACCACGATACGGAACATATCAATCGAACCGATCTCACCGTTCAGAACCGTACCAGCGGCAGCGTACTGGTGGACCGGGACGAAAGCCGGATTCTCGTGCAGGTCTTCCATGGCCCGGATCACGGGGATCAGTTCCGACCCGATATACATCACCCGACCATTGGAAATGGTCTTGGTGTCGATCATCCGCGAACCAGTGATAACCTTGGTCTGCTTCGGGGTCCGGTTCTCGTCCAGCGTGATCGAGAGACGCATCAGGTCTTCGTAAGTGACCAGCGAGAGGTTGGCACCTTCACCAGTGATATCATCGTCATCAATGGCAGTACCCGTGTAGTGGACCACGCCAGCAGCGCCCAGAAGCTCTTTCTGAAGAACGTCTTCAGTGATCTTCGTGGCACCAGTCACGATCTCACGCGAGATGTGGCTGAACAGTTCCTCGTCCGAGTCGAAGTCCAGAGCATCACGGGTAAATTCAGTGAAGAAACCCAGCTTGGTGATCGAACCTTCGAGGACCAGACGAGTGAAGCCCACCCGGTTATACCGGCCACCGTCTTCACCAACCACCGGAAGCTTACCGTTGATGGTGCCGATGTCCTTGGACGAGCCATACAAGTTACCGTAACCGGGGTTGGCACCCGCAGCACCAGTCAGGGCAACACCATCAGCGTCGATACCTTGGTCGTTGACGTTGCGGTCATCCAGAAGCGGCAGGTAATGGTACTTCTTGATGGTCTTGCCGTAGTGCTTCGGCATGGCAGTAACGTCGGCCAGAGGCGTGAAGAACTGCTCACGTTTAGCTTCGATCAGAGCAGTCCGCAGCCATTTGTAGACGCGCATTTGCTCCGAGTTGCCCGGATCGTCAATCGTCGAGGCCGTAGTATTGGGGGCATTATATCTTAACATTATTCAGATCCCTAAAATATTATACGCGGTTTTTCATCTGTTCAAGAAATTCTTCATCTGACATAGCCAGAGGATTGAACGCCTGCTGAGCCTTCTTCGAGGTATTCCCCGAAGGGGATGCAGCTTTTGCCTTAGCACCGTTAGACACGCTGCTACGCTTAGCGGCAGGTGCAGTTGTCTTGGCGACTGGAACCTTCTTAGGTTGTGCCCGAGGAGAGGAAGTATTTTCGTCCTCTGGCAGCCTTAGAAGCCCATTCTGAGACATGTACTGCCCTACTTCTTTGTAGGCATGAATGAACGGCATGTTAGCAAGCTGTGGGTGGCCCAGCATTTTCTGTCTTTCGACTTCGGCAACAATTTGGTCGTAAATACCTGCTGCTTTCTGTTCGGTTAAGACATGAATAATACCAGGATCCTTATGTAATTCTTGCTTCGAGGTGCGATCCCATTGTTTGTCGATACTGATGATTAAATCTTGACCATGTTCTGTCGAAGCAGTCTCTTCTAGAGCTTGGTCAAAGTTAATAGCAGCATCGCTAACCCTGTGATTACCTGGAATGTAATTTACATCATTCTCGGTATCAATGTCCATAGGGTCTAGGCCGCTACTTTTCAGATACTTCGTGATAGCGCCCTTATTGCCCTTGGCAACGTCAATTAACTCTGAGAGTTTATTCTCGTCGAGTAATTGGTTATTCTCAAGCATTCTAAGAATTTTAAGATTAGGCTGAAGAGCCTGCATCTTCTTGGTGTAGTTCGCACCCATCTGCATGAGTTTGACTACTTCATCGGGGGTATTCAGCTTAACTTCACGGCCATTAGCTTTAAAAGGCTTCATGATTTCATCATAAAGAGCCTTATAATCTAGCGGTGCATCAGACTGGCCGTCTTGTTTACTCTGATCCTGCTCCCCTCCATCAGCTTCCTTCTTGGACGGCTTGACCTTGAGAGTTCCCTTTTTCCTTGGTTCCCCTTGGTCTTGGTTCTCTTTGTCCCCGTCTTCATCCCCTGTCTCAGCATCATCTGATCCAGAGTCATCGCTGTCTCCGTCGTCAGAATCATCGGTGCCATCCTCAGAGTCTTCCTCAGTCTCGCCCTCAGAGTCTTCTTCAGTATCTTCAGTATCCTCATCAGAAGTATCCTCGGCCTCGTCGTCGGCCTCTTGGTTCTCTTCTTCCTCGTCTTGAGGAGCCTCATCCCCAAAAACCATGGATTCACTGCGCGAGAGCATCTCGTCATCAGGCAGGTTCATCATCTCTTCAATAGATTTAGGCATAATCACTGTCCCTCATATCTTATATGATATATTTAGCTGAAAACTCTTATTAGCTGTTATCTTCTCGGCGCATTTCTTCCAGTGCTTCGACGTTGTTCAGAAGCTCGGATTTCATCATCTCGCCAACACGAACCAGCTTACGCATGTATCTCTGGAACGAAGCGATGCCGTGCAGGTCTTTGATGATCTCGTCTTGGTGGTCCTTCATTTCAGGATCACCCAGCAGACCAGTCAGCCTTGCAGCCTCATCCTTCATGTACCCGTCGAGCACGACTTCAATGAAGAGTTTGTTTTCAGCAAGACTTAGTGCTTTCTCTCCAAGGGCGATCTGCTCTTTGGCAAACTCGATGGACAGTTCCACGGTCTCGATATCTTTAGACATATTATGTTCCTAAATCCTTTGAAGGGTTTTTAGAGTTTATTTGTTTAATTCTGAACTTAGTGCATTGAAGCCAAGAGCGGCTTCAATATTGCCAGGAATCTCTTCCTGCTTCCTAGGCTTGAGCAGCGCCTCAGTGATCTTGAGGTTCTGGTTCGCTTTAGCCTGCTGACTGGTCTTCTCAAGCTCTCTAGCGTGCTTGGTACCAGATTCTTGCTCAACATAATCAAGGTCTTTGATGTCAGCCAAGCAGCCGGTTTCTCTGGCTTTGGCTTCGTTAAGCATCGCTTGAGTCTGAAGTTCTTGGATTTCCATCATGATCTTCTGGTTTTCCAGTTCTAGCTTCTGAATCTCAAGTTCTTTCATCCTTTCGACCATGGGATCAGGCTGAGGCTCATAGTTTCTGATAGAGTGTGCCAATTTAGGCATACGTTTCAGTTCTGCAATCTCAGAAAGAATCATATTCCGCATTGCTTGGTCCATGCTGTTACCGTTGGTTTGCAACATGAAGTTGAGGTCAGCGGCCTTGGTCTCGTCTACTTCAGGAGTGGAAATATCAACCATAATATCAAACTGACCTTTAAGATCATCACGGTTAATTACCACAAACTTGTCATTAGTAACTCTAATGACTTCTTCTTCTGTCAGAAACACAGCGTTCATGGCGATGATCTTCTTGCCGATCATGACCATACCTTCAGCCAGTCGCCTCAGGATACCCATCTCACGCTTGGAGGAGGCGTCCAGCATCCCTCTGATGCCTGTGGCGACCTTGCCGTAGGCGTCTGAACTCAGGCCACCAGTGAACGCCTTGACGCCTGTGAGGGACTCTGCCTCTTGGTTCTGCATCTCGATGATAGCCAGAGCCGACTGTGAGACTTCCCCGAACTTATGCTCGTAAACACCCTGTCTGGGATCACTGCCGGGGTTGAACTCGTAGTCTTCCCCTCGGTCGAACTTGCGACGGTTGGGGATGTCCAACATCCCTTTGATGGTCCCACGTTGTCCATTTGCAGTGCGAGCCAAGGAATCAATGAGGCCCCTAGAGACAGCCCCCAGAATCTGCTGGTTGTCCTTCAGAAGCTCAGCGTCAGTCTCACCGTACACAGACTTCTTGACCGGCATATAGGGTACAGAGACCACGGGAATCTTCTGGTCAGGGAAGGGGTTCTCTTCCATGCGGATCATCGTGGTGCCGATCCACGTTGCCACAATGGGAACCAAAGAACCGTCACCCTCTACGTCGTAGTAACCCCAATATTCATAGGCCACGATACGCTTGCGGGTCTCGTCCTTGAAGTTGAAGTCATTAGGGGTCGAAGTCTGGTGGTCAGGATTACTCAGCGGCGTAGAACTGCTGAAATTAACCTTATCAAGGTTAGAATACCTACCGTCTTCTTCCAATTCAGCTTTGGAAGTCTCAAAAGATATAATAACAAACTTGGCTTTATCCAAATCACCACTGCAAGAGGGATCAATATAGACGTTATTATAATCCAAGATATCCAAAGTAGGCTTGTTCTCGTCGATCACCTCGGTTTCCACCTCGGTCATCTCACCCGTGAACACAGCCATGACTGGTTCCCCGGTCTCCATGGTTTGGAGTGCGGCAGCCTTGAGTTCCGGGGGAAGCTCTTCTTCAAAGGCTCTGGGGTTCTCGGTCTTCAGGTTTACAGCCTGTTCCAGAGTCGCCAGTTCCTCTTCAGTCTCAATAGCAAAGAAAGAAAAAACTGGTTCTTCTTGGATTTCCATATGAGATTTTCGGAACCAGCCCACTTTAACAAGAACGGTTCCTTCGTCATATGCAGTCCTCACATATTCATCAATAAACTTAACTCGTCTAATCTTGGTGTCGATTTGATAGTTAAGTAATAATTCATTTTGTCTGGAACCCGGCTCGTCTTCCCATGTCCGGGGTTCCACGGTGAACAGCTTCTCAGAAGACAGGAAGCTCTCAGTCAGGGCCGAGTATCTCCACTCGCCCTGTTTACGGATCAGCTTAGGCTGGATGGACGAACGGTTGGGGTTGGTATTTCTAGGCTTGGCGCTGCCCTCGACCTTGAGTTGGTTCACCCACTCGTTGATCTTCGTGACCATCGAATCATGGTGCGGCTTGGACGCATCAAGGTCCGTTGTCAGATCCATGACAGACGGCTCTTTTTTCCACTTGGTCAGCTTCTTGGTCTCTAGATCGAAGGCGTTGGTATTACCGTTACCTTCATTAGTCTCGGTGAACTCTTCGTCGTCAAGTTTATCTAATTTATCTTTTGCCATAATAAGCTATCCCACCATCCCACTATTCTAATATATTTGGTTATCTTTTAGATGCCCAATTCTTGAACCCGCCTACAGTCATGTTCCTAAGAATAGGGTTAGCCTTTAGGACAGCAGGACTTAACAGATTACTTAAACTAACACTATCGTCTTTGGTAAGTACACTACTTGCTCCACCCGGTCCTAGGAAGTGGGCAGCATATACTGAAGCATTATTAATAGGAATATTATACCTATTAAGATGTTTGATGTTATCTTCAGTGAATCTTCTCATGGCTCGGCGCTCTTGGGCTTCGTTGCCTCTGCCGTCCATGGTTAGCCCTAGATCGGGGTGATTCTTGACCATGGATGCCCATGTGCCGTCGAGCCATTGGAATCCCCCTGTAGCCGTGGACAGGGAGTTCTTGGCCTTGAAGTTGCCACCGGATTCTTTGGAC